CGTTTAAGAATAGCGTTGCCGTTGTTGCGGATTATTCCAAAAAGTGGGCAATTGCTTGTCGGAATATGTTGGAGGTAAAACGCCCCCGCACATCTATCCGTGCCAAGTGGAAAAAGGTTGGTGGTGGATGGCAAGTGGTATCCGCAACCAAAAAGACATTCCGTGGTAATTATGTGGCGAGTGGTCAATTGGTGGCATCTATCCAACCCGACCCCAAAGGATTGACAATGGGAATCACCATGAACAAGACGGCGGACTATGTGCAGAACGGACGGAAACCAGGCAAAGGGATTCCACTTGATTCAATGCGTAGTTGGGTAAAAATGAAACGCATCCAACCACGCGATTTGTCAACGGGTAAATTCAAATCAAAGGCAAACGAAGAAGGGATGCGGTTTATGATGAATAGGAAAATCAAGTATTTTGGTATTGAACCATTCCCATTTGTAAACCAAGCGAGACAACAAATTTTACCATCGTTCAACAAAGCGTTGACCCAGGCGATGAAACAAGACATAAAAAAAGGATTATTTAAGCGATGAACTACACAGAACAACCAAGTAGCATAGTTGGGGCAAACTCCCCCATCATTTATCAAGCATACGATGGCAATTACGCGGTCAGTGGTTTTTACTATTTATTCAATGTTTATGTGTGGAGTGGCACGGCAACATTACCAGCAACACCCGTGGCAACAATTAACAGATTGCCCGACCAATTTGGTGGTGGAAGGGGGTGGATTGATGTTCATAAAATTGTAACCCAATACATTAAGCGTGATTACTTTTTAACGGGTACTTACAAACCAAACATTGGCGAGGGTGCAATGCGAGTGGTGGTAACTTGCCAGGGATTTTATTCAAGTACATCAACCGCAAAAATCACTTCTAACACGATATTAGCCACACAAGGGTACACATACACCCAAGATGGATTTAATGTCGGCTACGGGGCTAAATATGTCTATACGGACAAATCACAAGTTACATTGACAACCCAAACACCCCAAGCGTATTTATGGTACGATGCAAGTGTCATTACATCCATCATTTGTGGGAGTGCGACAGTCACCCCAAATGCAATTACCACTTCATCGCAGTTGATCCAAGGAATTGAAATTAAGCAATTAATGACGGCGGGTGGAGTATGGGGTACAAACGCCAATATCACATTTGTAAAAACGGGGGATGATGTTGTGATGCCCGTGGTATTTGATTGCCAAAACAAGTATGGACAACAAGATGCGTTGTATCTGAATAAATATGGGGTTTATGATTCCTATTTGTTTAACGCATTAAGCCGTGACAATTACGGAATTGAAAAAGAAACATACTCACAACCCATTTTCAAACAAGCCAATTTGGGACAAGATTGGAGTTATGGCGTAGGTATAACAACATCGTATTTGGTCAACTCAAAATTGACCATGATGGTAAACACGGATTGGATCAACGAAGCGGACATTGATGCAATTGAACAAGTGTTTTATTCCAACAACATTTTAATGTTGGATGGTAACATCGTGTTGGCTGCGAGGGTGGTTGATACGGCAATGGAAAAGAAAAAGCAAATCAACGAAAATTTGATTCAGTACACCATACAATTTGAATACAGTCAACCAAAGATTAACAAGATTGTACGATAATGGAGTTAAGATTTTCATTGACCATCGACAACGGGGTTGAAGATACCATCACCCCAATCATGACGGCCTTGGCAACCAGGGCGGTGAGTGGGTTTACAGAAGGCCAACAATGTTGTATTGAAAAATTAGAGGCATTGGGCGGTGCGTTCAACGAGTTGTTACCCGTGGATTTGTTTCAAGATGAAAGTGTTGAATTGAATAGGCAATTAAAAGACCTACAAGATTTATCCACCATTTGGACAGATTACACCCAATCGTTTCAAATACCAGCATCGGACACCAACAACCTAATTTTTGCGGATTGGTTTGATGAGAACATCGTATTGGGAGGATGGAATCCAAACTTAGGAAAAGATGCCACACTTTACATTCACTCAATTCCCGTTTACAATGGGCGTGTTGAGTTAATTGGTTGCAAGTTCAAAGACGGCATCCCACAATTATACAACATCGTATTTTATGGAACGACCAAAAAGATATTAGACATTTGGGGACAAAAATTATTGAACTCAATATCATGGTCGGCATATAGCCATGTGGCCAACTATTCAAACATCCAAAGTTCATGGGATAACAATTTGTTGAGTGGTGATATCTTATGGCCCATTGCGGATTATAACCAGGGGTGGAGATACTCGGCCATGGCGGGGGTAAATGGGAATATACGAGACCAAAGGGGTATTGAGGTGGATGATTTGAGGCCAACGATTCGTTTAAGGGCAATGTTGACCACAGTGTTCAAAGCGGCGGGATATACTTTGAGTGGTTCGTTTTTGACAAGACCCGAAATGGATAAGTTGTATATGTTACCCATGCAAACGGCGGGACCATTATACGACCCAGAATATGTTGCAACGGGCAGATTTGAATCAAACATTGGTTCAATGAGTTACAATGCGGGTTCAATTTTTACCCTATCGTATAAGGCGATGGTATTCCCCGTGATTGTCACCAACCCATCGGGCAATTATAGCAACGCCACGGGGAAATACACGGCCAATCGTGCGGGAAACTATACTTTTGAATTGGTATATGATGTGATAACCGCCCCAGGGACACCATTACAAGCGTTCACATGGGTTTATATGTTAAACGGAAGGAAAGTATCACAATCACAAACATATTCAACCACAACGCTTCCATCGAATGTGTATCGTGCCAACTTCACAATGAAGACGGGTGACACTTTGCAAATCGGATATCAAGTGACGGGCAATTGGACAAGCGGTCAAGTAACATTTAGGTGTTCGGTTGCACCACAAGGTATCAATGGCAACACAATTGACATGGCGGATGCGATGCCAAAGGTTCAAATTAAAGATTTTGTGAATGGTGTGTTAAAATCTTTTAACTGCATATTGATTCCAACGAGTGCCACAACCATGGAAATACACAATTTGAACGATTGGTACAAGATTGGAACGACAAAGAATTGGACACAATTTATAGACACGGCGGATATTGAACACGATAAGTTGCCAATACCCAAGACAATCGCATTCAAACACAAGGAGAATGGGATGTTGGCAAGTGATTATTATCGAATGATTAATACCAGGGATTACGGATCGATTGAATTCAGCCCATTAATTGATTATCCAACCGATACATTTGAGATGGAATCCCCATTTTGTGTTATCGTTCCACAACAAATGGATTTGATTAACGCAAACGGGCAAAAGGTAAGGGTAACGGATTTACAAATCCCCGTGTTTATGGACCAGGATTCAAACTCGTTGCAATTGGATATGACCTTGTTTTTCTATGGTGGGAAATATGCATGTACTGATAAGTATTATTTTAACAACATCCAACAATCGTATTTGCCATTAATGACATCATACTCCGCGTATCCAACTACAAACGCCACATACTCACTTGCGTTTGGATTGGAAACTACCATCAGCGGAGATGCTCCAACGGCAACTATGTGGGATATGTATTGGAGTGATTATTTATCGCGTATGTATTCAAGTCAATCACGATTGGTGAAGATTAGTGCGTTGATACCAGTGGGAGAATGGTTGAATTTTGCGTTGAACGATACGATTGCCATAAGCGGGAATTACTACAAGGTCCAAAGCGTCAAATACGATATGTTGACCGAGTGGGCGAACCTTGAATTGATTACCTATCCCGATGTGGAGATAATGAGATTCACAACCACGGGACAACAATCACAATACACCGAGGTAATGGCAAATGGGCAAGGTAAAACATACATCCGTGATTATGTTGTTGCTAATGGTATCATGAATGCGTACACCTATGGTGGGCAAGATTATTTGGATACCAACCAAGACATCATTTTCAACAAAAACAATGTGTTCACTTTGGTGCAAGAGGTAAACAACATACAAGCCATTGTACAATTCAACCAAGTCACAATGTATCGTGATTCATTGAGTGGGCCGTTGGCTACGGATTCAACGACATGGAGAAATATACCAATGGAACATTCCGAGACGATTGGTTATGTTGACAACATCACTTACTCCTTGTCACCATCCAAGTATGTGTGTACCGATGGGGGTCAATACAAGTTCACGGCAATGATTGAGTTGGAACAAAGCGGAAATAAGCATTCGACATTTGCCATCTTGGTGAACGGGGTTCAAACAACGGGATTTGCGGCCATCGCCGTGGATTATGGGACAGTGAATTTTGACACCATCTTGGATTTAGGACCAACGGATGAAGTAACATTGGCATGGAAACCACGGACGGGTGGAAGCCACACAATCTATGTGACATTGGCAAACTTTTTAATACTGAAAAAATGATAACACTAATAATCAAATTGGCACAGGCACAAGAGTGGTACGGGGTATCGGAGACGGTGGAAATTGCCAAAGGGAAAAACCAATATGCCCAGACATTGGGTCAAGTAGCAAAACAATATAAAAGAGCATACAAGTCATGGCGGATGAAATAAATTTTAAGGTTAATGCCGACACCAAAGGTGCGGAAAAGTCAATTGACAAACTCGAAAAGAATGTCAAAGGGTTGGGTGGTATATTCAACAAGGCATCGAGTGGTGTTAAGTCATTTGGCAAGACATTATCCTCAATTGGCAATACGGTTAAAACGGGTTTAGGGCTTGGGGTGTTGTTGGGAATACTCGATACATTCAAATCGGTATTGAGTGAAAACCAAGCGGTTGTGGATTTGATGAATCAAGCCATGGTTGTGATGCAAGGTGTCGTGAATGGGGTGATTGAAGTATTGAAGCCATTGTTCGTGTGGATGGGTAAGGCATTCAAGGACCCAAAGAAATGGTGGGATGATTTGGTGCAATCGTTCAAGGATGGTGCGGCGTGGATCAAGACAAACATGATTGACCAGGTGTTGAACAAGTTTACCGAATGGGCAAACAACGCCAAAATTGCGGTCTTGGAATTACGCAAATCATGGAATGAGTTTACAGGCGACACCGAGGAAGCGGAAAAGATAGGGAAGCAGATTGACGACCTTAACAAACAAAACATCAAATTGGCACAAGATAACGCCAAAAAGATGGCAGAGGTCAAACGAGTTGCCAATGCGGTCAAAGATGGTGTTGTTGGTGCAATTACCACTATTTCCAAAGCAACCAAAAAAGCATTTGATAACAAGGACTTTTTAGCAAATGCGGAAAACAACATTCGTACTTTACAAACACAATATCAAGGCATTGTTGAAACATACGATTTGATGGCTGAAAAGCAACGCCAAGTTCGTGACGATGAAAACAAAACCATTGAAGATAGATTGGCAGCGAACAAGGAATTGCAACGGGTATTGGCCGAAGGGGAAGCAGCAGAAAAGGCAAACATTCAAGAACGAATGGGGATTATTGCTTCACAACAAAAAATGCTTGGTTTTAACAAGGACCGTGAAAATGAATTGTTAGCATTGCAACAAGAGTTGACGGGAGTAACGGCGAAGTATGCGGGGTTGATGTCCGAAACACTTACCAATGAAGTGTCATTAGGTAAAGAGGCATTAGACATTCAAAAGTCAATCAATGAATCCAAGTTATCACAAACCGAAATTACCAATGCGGCGATATTGGCAGAAAAACAAGCGGCGGTTGATAGGGCGGATTTGTTACGCAACGAATTTGAAAAACTCAAAGCGGTTAAGGATGCGGAGAAGGCATTGCGTGAGGAGGAGATGAGGCAAATGAAGGAATTGAATGACCAACGCCAAGCGGATTTTGATTCACAACTTGCCAACCTAAACAAAGGCACTGCGGCCTATCAAGAGGTGTTAAATGCAAAGGCAGAAGCACAAGCCCAATACGATTCCGATGCCAAAATTAAACAAACGGAATACGCGACATGGTCAGCACAAAAGGAAAAGGAATTGGTTGATTTTAAGGTCAGTCAACAAGAAGTATTGGCAAATGCAATCACGGGGGCATTGTCAGCCATTGCAAGTGCAGTTGGTGAGGAAAGTGCCGTGG